GCCATGGCCCGCCCGTTCCGCCGTCCGACACGCACGATCACCGAGACCGTCCACGGTGTCGACGTCGCATACGACGTGCCCGACATCACCCCCGTCATCCGCCTCCCCTTCAACCTCGACGCCGCCCTCCGCCGCGGCCTGTTCGCCGTCGCCCTCGTCATGACCGTCGTCGCGATCGTGTGGGGCACCGTCGCCATCGGCGGCATGCTCACCCTCCTCGCCCCGCCGTGGGCCGCATACCTCGTCGCAGGAGTGTTCGATGCGGGCTGGGTGGCCTGCCTCATCGCCGAATGGCTCCTGCGCTACGACAGCAACCGCGCCGACATCCCCCGCAACGCGGGCGTAGCCCTCCTCGCCGTATCGATGGCCGCGATCATCACGCACGGCTCGCTGTCCGGGCCGTGGGGATGGATCGTCGGCATCGTCGGCGCCCTCGTGTCTGCCGCCGCGAAAGGCGTGTGGGCGGTCGGCATGCACACCATCCGCATCAAGCTGGAGCCGAAGTACGAGGCATACCTCAACGCCCGCCGCCAGAAGGCCGGCACCGAGATGGCGCTCGCGCTCGGCGAGCGGGACCTGCTCCTCGTCGAGGACGGTGCGGTGAAACTCCGGCTTGCCCTCGAAGCCCGGCGCGGGAGCGGCGAGGCCACTGTGGACCAGGTCGTGGACCAGCTGCAGTCCACGCCGGTTCAGTCCGTCGAACCGGCCGCTGACCAGCCGGTGAACCAGATCGATACCACACCCGAACCGGCCCCGGTCCAGGCGGTCCAGGCCGCCGTGAACCAGCCGGACCGGCCGGCCCAGCCCAAGGATCAGGTCGCTGAACTCCACCAGCGTCTCAAGCTCGGCGAACGCCTCACGAAGCGGGACGCCGCCGAGATCCTCGGCATCCCCGAGTCCACCGCCTACCGCCGCCTCAACGACGCCAAGGCCCTCCTGAACACGTACCGCTGACCGCCGCCAGCCCCCCGGCCCCCGCCACCCAGCGGGGGTCCGCCTGTCTCTGCGGAGCCCACACCGTGAAGATCGACCGCACCGACATCGTCACCGCCCTCACCATCCCCAGCCTCGTCTCCGCCGCAGCCCTCACCGCCGACGACATCTACGGCACCACCGCGGCCACCATCGAGTTCGTCACCGCGATCGCCGCCGGCAAGCTGTCCTTCGTGTCCTTCGCGAAGAAGTGGCCGCCCGCCCTCGCCTGGGGCTCCCTCGCCGCGACCGGCGTGTCCGCGCAGGCGTGGCTCACCGGCACCGTCGGCGCCTTCGCCGGGATCTACGGGTGGGCGATCAGCGCGGCAGCCGTGTTCGGGGCGATGGTCAAGCACCGGCACGACCTGCGGCACGACCACATCAAACTGGAGCAGGAGTCGGTGAGGCTCCAGACCGGCCTGGTCCGCCTTCAGATGGCCCAGCATGCCCTGGTCCAGAAGGCCACCCCTGAACCAGTCCAGTCCGGACCGAACCTGACCGGGCGGACTGTCGAGGAAACCAGACTGCGGACCGTGGTCCACGAACTGTTCGCCACCGAACTCCCGGGCTGCACCGTGGAACGGACCCGGACCGGATGGACTGCGGTTCTCGACCTGCCCGTGAACCTGGACCGAACCAGGCTGCGGACCGCATGGCCCAAAGTCGCGGGCGGCATGGGCGTGGCCGGGGAGTTCGTGCTGGAAGACGGGGCCCTCACGAACCAGCTCGTGGCCCGGTTCATCGACGGTGACCCGCTCACCGCCGTCGTCCCGTACGTCCGGTCCACCGCGGCCCGGTTCACCGACCCGATCCTCCTCGGTGTGGACCGGTTCCTGAACCCGGTCCAGGTCGAGCTGGCCTACGCGCATGCCCTCGTGGCCGGTTCGTCGAAGTTCGGGAAGTCCACTCTGGTTCGGTCCATCGTTCTCCAGCTCGCGGACCGGCCCGACGTGGTGGTCTACGGCGTCGACTTGAAGCCGGGGGCGCCGGAGATGACGCCGATGCTGCCGATCCTCCAAGACCTCGCGCAGACGCCGGAGCAGGCGCACGTGTTCCTCGACTGGTTGAAGCAGGAGCTGCAGGAACGCGGAGAGATCCTCGCCGCCGCCGGTGACCAGGAGTGGGACCCGGTCAAGCACGGCCGGCCCGCCTTGTGGGCGGTGTTCGACGAACTGGGGGAGCTGGTGCGGCAGGCCGATGTCGGGCCGTGGAAGAAGGACCCCGCATCGAAGAAGCTCGAAAGCCTGCTCGCTTTGGCCCGTTTCGCAGGCATTCACCTGATCGCGGCGACGCAGCAGCCCAGCAGGAAAGTCTTCGGGGGGACCACCGACGCCCGCGGCAACTACAGCGTCCGCATCAGCACACGCATGGCGGACCGGGACCACCGTCGGTTCATCTTCGGCACCACCCCCGGCTGGGAGCCCGGCGACCTGGACGCGCCCGGGAAGTTCCTTCTCCAGTCCCCAGACCATCAGCAGCCGGCCCCGTACAAGGGCATGTGGCTGACGAAGGACGAGTTCACGGCGGAGGTGGCGCGGATCGGCCGGGAGACGGCGAAGGCGCCGGTTGGGAAGCGGCTGATTCTCCCGGTGCCCGGCGACAGCAACCAGGCGAAGGTGCGGAACGCGCTCACGAAATACGGGAACATGAGCCGCCGCGAGCTGGAGATAGCAACCGGGCTGGGCGACAAGCAAGTACGGGATGCGGCCGGCGCGCTGCGCCCCGAGGTGGAGCGTTGCGAGGACACGCAGACGTGGCGGATCGTCCCCTCGGCCGCATGGGAGGCGCAGGCTGTGGCGGGCTAGCAAAGTCGCAGGTCGCAGCCTGTTTGATGGGGGGTGGATTGGGGGGTGTACAGCTGACGCTGCTTGGGTGGATGAGCGGTCGGCGGGCGGCCCCCTGATCCACCCCCGTTTCTGCCACACTGGGTTCACGCGCCGGGTCTCGCCCGGCACTCCTGATGGCCCCGCCGCGCAACCCCCGTCGCGGCGGGGTCTTCCGTTTCCGGCCCGGGTGTCGGTGGCCGGCACTATGCTCCGGCGCATCATCCACGCTGGGGGGAAACCATGCGCCGTGCTGCTGTTCTGCTTGCTGCTTGTCTCGTGCTCGCCGGGTGTTCGTCGGGCGGGGAGCCGGACAAGAAGGAGACGCCCGCCGCCACCGTGACGGCCAGTCCGACACCTACCGCGGCGCCGTCGTTGAGCCAGGCGGAGGCGGCCAGCCAGTGCACGGATGCTGTCGCCGAGGCCGCGCCCGGCTGGACGGACTGGAACTTCGACTTCGGGGCGTGGGAGGACGATCCGCGTACACCGCCGGTGTGTCTGGGTCTGGCGGATGAGGAGCTTCCGTCGCGGGGGAATCGGTTGTTCATGGCGGCGTTGTTGGACGGGTTGAAGTTGGCGGATGATCCGCGCGCCGGGTCGTAGGGTTCCCTGCTGTCGTCGCGTCACTCGTTTGGGGGTAGTGACAGGCGGCGCGGCTCGGGCGTAGCGTCGCGGGTGCGGCAGTCGGGGGCGCGTCCGGCATCGCAGTGCTGGTCGGTGGGTTGGAGCTGCGAACTTCCCCCACCCTGGCTGCCGCGTAGACGTTGAACGGCCCCGCTCGTTTTCGGGCGGGGCCTTCGTCATGCGGCGGGCTACCGGAGCGCGCCCTGCCTTCGTAGTTCCACGTACTCCTCGTAGGGGACGACGGACGCGAGCGTCGCGAGCCGGAGCCCGGCCCGGCGCAGGAACTCGTCGAGTTCGATGTCAGCCCCGTACGGCTCGTCCGGGTCGGTGAAGCAGGCGAAGTGCCCGTCCGGCACGATGTCCCACGTTTCGAAGTCGGGGCTGTCGTAGGCGTCGACGGTGCCGCGTCCGAAGCGGTAGCGCATGTACAGGTATTGGCCTTCGACGGTCCAGGCGTCCCATTGGGTGGGGACGGAGGGGCAGGTGCAGACGACGCGGGCGAGGGCGGTCATGGTGTGGTCTCCTCGCCCGGGCGTGGCGTCTCTGGCGGGTAGTCCACACAGTCCTTCGTGTGCTTGATCGCGACGGGGACGCCGTCCGGGCCCCGGGCGATGATGCGGACGTCCAGGTTGTTGGACGTGGCGTGGCAGTGCGGGCAGTCGACGTCGCTCACCTGGTCTCCTCGTCCGGGCGCACCGGGCCCGCGCTGAGGTAGCGCTCCTTGTTCGCCTCCCGAATGCGCCAACTCCAGCGAAGGCGCTGCTGCTCGCCCGCGAGGATCTCTTGCCCCTCACGCCGCATCGTCTTGGCTACCGACGCCTCGGTCGCGTTGAGGATCCCGTGGATGGCGAGCGTGTTGGACAGGTAGTGGACCGTGTCCTCCAGGTGTTGCACGCGCTGCTTGAGGTTGTCGATCTGCTCTTCCGGCGTGATGGGGTCCGGCCGCTCGCTCATCCGCTCGTCTCCTCGCTGCCCGCCGGGCGCTCCCGAAGCTTGGCCACCTCGGCGCGCAGGCCCTGGATCGCCCGTACGAACTGCTCGGTGGTGTGCGTGCCGAGGTGCTCCCGCAAGGCGGTCTCGGTCCGCTCGGCCTCGGCGAAGCTGGCCTGGCGCACGACCGAACTGACTGCCTCCTGGAAGTCCCGCGCAGCCGGGTCGGCGACTGCCCCCAGCTCGATGGCGCGGTCGACGCTGGGTGGTGGAACGTCGTGGTGCCAGCCGCATTCGAGGGGGCACAGGTAGCGGGTCGTGCCCGCGGCAGGGCTCATCCGCTGGTCTCCTCGCTGCTCACCAGGCTCAGACATCCCGGGCAGAACCACGTCCTGAAGTCGGAGTCCGGGCGATGCCCCCACCCGGCGCCGATGGTCGCAAGCTTCGCCGCCTTCTCGTCCGGCCAGTTCCCCGCCCGCTCGGCGGTAGGCGCGGCGACGAGGGTGTCTGCTGGCAGGTCGGTGCCCGGTACGTGGTCGTCGGGGAGGGACAGCCATTCCTTGCCGGGGCCGTCGCATTGGACGCGGTACACGGGCTTGATCATGCGGTGTTCTCCTCGCTGGACGCCGGGCGCTCCGGGGTGGGGGTCTTCGCGCGCTCTCGGTCCTTCTTTCGCAGCCAGTCGTGCAGGGCTTCGATGATCACGTCTGCGTATGGGCGTTGCTCCGCCGTGGCGTGCTTCATGACCTCGTCCCAGAGCGGCTTGGGCGGGCGGAAGGTCTTGCCTGGCGTCTCGCCGGTCTTGGGCCGGGCCATGATTCTCCTCCTGAGTCGCTGTATTACAGGAACCACTATCTATCTGCGCAAGCCGCTTGACAAGCCTGCCGGTCCGGGTGCATTCTCGTATTACAGAAACAAGCGGCGAACAGGGAGAAGCAGTGAGCGCGATGACCGAGAACAAGACCGAGACCTTCCAGCCCGTCGAGTTCGGCAACGTCCACGAGGGCGACCGCGTCCAGTTCGTCACCGCCAACAACGGGTTCGGTAGCAGCGGTGACGACCTGTGGCGCACCGGCACGGTCGTCAAGGTCACCGAGAAGACGGTCACGGTCGAGATCACGGGTCACAACCCGCTCGCCGAAGACGTCTTCCGGGACGGCAAGTCCCGCAAGCTGGGCCGCACCGCCCGCTTGCGTCAGGCCGACTGGCCCCGCCGCTGCGTGAACAAGGCCGTCACCGAGCAGCCCACCACCGCCCGCACCGCCGCCGACCTCCCCAAGGGCGCCCGCGTCAAGGACGCCGAGGGCCGCATGGGAACCGTCAACGGCGTCGACGTCGGCCGCGTCACCCTGCCGGACCACCCCAACTACGGCCGCGAGTACGTCGGAGTGAACTGGGATGCGGACGAGAAGTGCCCGTGGGGAGACCGCAGCCGCCCCTTCGTCGACGAGCTGACCATCGTGGCCGCCGACCCCGAGGCGCCGTTCCAGCCGGGCGAGCGGGTCGTGCACGCGGACGGCCGGACGTTCAAGTTCGTCGGCGTGAACCCGGAGGACCCCGCCCGCATCCTCGTCGCCCGGCCCACCGATGGGCGCGTAGTGGCGTGGCTCCTGGCCGACTGTCGGGCGGAGAACGAGAGCGAGGTCGCGGCCCGGCACGGTGAGACCCCCAAGCTGCACCGGGAACCGTGCGGCGATCAGCCGAAGCGAAAGACCCCCGACCTCCGCTCGTTGGCCAACCCGAAGAAGGCCGACCCGGAGACGGTGGCCGAGATCCACGCCAGCCGCTGCCCGGAGTGCAAGGGCGCCGGGTGTCCGCAGTGCGGCTACAAGGGAACGCCCCGGACGGTCTGCCCCGAGCATCACGTCGTCGACAAGCGCGGCGGGCGGGTGGCCGAACTCGGCACGATCCCGGCCTGCGAGTCCGGCGTCACCTACGGCGCCTGGTCCGAGGGTGCGGGCGGGTTCGTCTACACCGGCGACTGCGCCACCGAGGTGGCGAACTGGGCGGCCGACGAACTCCGGACGCTCGCCAAGGACGACGACACCGACACGATCCAGATCCTCGCCATCTGCCGCGAACACGAGGAGCAGCCTGCCAATGGCTGCGAGGAGTGCGGCGGCTGAGCGATCAGACGAGGCGACGCCCCGGCTTGCGGAAGCGGCCGGGACTCTTCCGTGTGGGGCGTAATACAGAAACTAGCACCCATCTGCGCGGAAGCGTTGACAGCGGCAGCTCGGTAGGGCATTCTCGTATTACAGAAACCGCACCACAGCAGGGGGATCAGTCGAGATGAACGCCGCCACCCGCACCCGCCGCAACACCCTCCACGCCGCCGTGAAGACCAGCCGCGCCCTCGGCTACCGCACCCTCTCCGGCATCGTGGCCGCGCTCGTCGAGACCGGCCGGCTCATCCGCACCGGTGACTTCCTCGCCCGCGTCGGCGGCGGCGACCTCCCCGACGGGCAGCAGAGCTGGTTCGGTCGGCATGCGGCGAAGGCCTACCGCAAGGCGACTGGCAGCGAGCCCCTCAAGGTGTGGGCGCAGCACCGCACCACCGGACGCTGGATCCACGTCAACGTCTTCGGCCCCGTCGACGACGCCCTGTACGAGGGTCTCCACTCCTACAAGGCCACCCGTCACCTCCTCGCCGACATGTACGCGAGGTGCGCATAGACCAACTCCACGACGCAGCAGACGACCACCACCCGCACCAGCCGCCAGGAGTCAGCCATGGCCACCATCGACCGCGCCGTTGCCAGCCTCACCGTCGAGATCCTCACTCTCGCCGCCGACGGGCTCGACCAGCGCGCCGCCTTCACCCACCCCGTCGGCGGCTATCAGGCCCCCCGCTGCGCCTCCATCGGCACCGTGAGGGCGGCGATTGCCACCGCCTCCGACACCCTCCTCCGCCGCAACCGGCTCGTCGGCTGCAGCCGCATCGACGCGGCACGCATCACCGTGTACCTCATGCTGCCGCCCGTCACCGGGACCGTCGCCGAGTACGCCAACCGACTCCGCGCGCTCGCGGCCTGACCCCGTCGACTGCCCCGCCACCGCCCGCGTCCAACTGCTCGCAGACGCCCTCGCCGCCTAGGAGCCCGCCATGACCTACACCCCGACCGCCGGCGACCGTATCCTCGTCCGCCGCACCCCCGGCAACTACACCCGCGTCGGCGTCATGACCGGCCTCGTCCTCGACGTCCTCACCATCGGCGGCGTGCCCGGCGTCCTCCATTTCCGCTGCGAGCAGGGCGGCACCGTCTACCTCGCCACCAACGCACAGATGGCAGAGATCGGCGTCACGCAAACCGTGGAGCCGCTTCCGCCGACCGAGCCCGCCACCCCCCCCGCCCGCCCGCGAAAGGATTACCGCATGACCGAGCAGCCCGCCCGCCTCGAAACGCCCGCCGAGATCGACGCCCATCTCCGGACGATCCTCACAGAGGACGCGTACCTGAGGTTTCAGCAGACCATCGGCGAGCACGCCATCGGCCAGACCGTCGACGACGTGCAGATGGTGCGCGCGGCGGCGGACAACGAGGGTCTGTTCAACAACGACTGGCGCGAGGGCTGGGACGACGTCACCGATCGGATCGACCCTGACCGCAATGGCCCGTACCCGGTGAAGCTCATCGAGTTCCCCGAGGAGATCTGATGCGCCTCCGGAGTCGAAGCCATCGGCTGGGAACCCGACACCACCGCCTGACCTTGCGCATGCCGGAGAGCCCACACCGACACGAAGTGGGCTCGCTGGCGTGTCTGCGATCAGTCGATGTACGAGCCGTCAGCCCGAGTCCGGTGCCGCGACCGAAGGTGCTTGCACTGCGGACAATGCGACGCCGCCCCCCGCTTCACCATCCAACTGATACCGGCCGTGGACAGGTGCATGAACCCGACCGTCCAGTCCTGCATCATCCGCACGATCCCCGGCTGCGTACACGTCCGGCAATCCCGACAGCCACCAGCCATCACACCCCCCAATCAGAAACGCGCACTCCCCAGTGCGCAGTGCGGGGATGCTACCGCCGGCCACCGACAGCCGGGGCTCGTTCGCAAGACGAGAACCTCGAACGAGCGGGACCCCGGAGCCGCCCAGCCCCGGGGTCCCGTCCTCGCCGTCGCCCCTCAGCGACGCTTCCGGCCACGCACCTGACGGGTGCGGGCCGCTTTGCGGGCCATCGCGCTGCGCTGCACGCGTGTACGGCCTGCGTTGCTGATCCGCGCGGCCTTCGACTTCGACGCGCCCTGCCTGCGGAGCGCTCGGTACACGTTCTGGCGGCTGACGTAGACGAATCCGGCGCGTCCGCCTCGGTCGGAGACCATCACCCTCACCACCATTACGGGAACGAATCGAAGCCTCACGATGCACCTTGACCTACGATTCAAAGGTACAGGGCTAAGGAGGTACCCACCATGCCAGACAGCACCGAGACGGAATTCGGTCTCCCCGCGGACTACCAGCGCGACCGCGACAACCGAGGCCGCTTCACCCGCACGATGAGCTCCGTCCGCCGCGACGCCGCCTGCGCCCAGTACCAGGCCGACCATCCCAAGATCAGCTACCGGGAACTGGCGGAGATCTTTGGCTACTACGACAAAAGCGAAGCCCGCCTCGCGATCCTCCGCGCGAAAGCAGACGTCGCCCGGCCGGCCATCAAAAAGCTGATCGCGACGGAGTCCGAGGAACTGGACGCCCTCTACACCGAGGCGTGCGCCATCCTCCAGCGCAGCCACGTCACCGTCTCCCACGGCAGGGTCATCATGTGGCTCAACCCGGAGACACAGCAGGAAGAGCCACTCAAGGACGACGGCCCCAAGCTGGCCGCGATCCGCCTCGCCCTCGACGTCCGCAAGGCCTACCAAGACCTGCACGGGCTGAAGCAGCCCGCACGGATCGACGCCACCATCACCGAGGTCACCCAGCAGGACATCGAGCTCCAGGAGATGCTCGGCGAGGCCAAGGCCAAGATGCACGCCGAGGAGCAGCAGATCCTCGACAGCGGCGAGAACAGCACCGGCTGACGATGGAGACCGCAGTCCGCGCGCGCCCCTACCTCGAAGGGCAGGACGCCGAAACCTTCGACCTCGACGCCTACCTCGCACAATTCAACGCCCGTCTCCTTGCCGAGCCCGAAGGCCGACGCCTCCTCACCAGACTCGACCCCCTCCTCTTCGGCCTCGTCTACCTTCGCCACCACCTTCGCGACGCCCAAGGCCACATCACGTTCGGCGACGCGCACCTCGACTGGTGCCGCGCCGGCCGCCGATGGGTGCGGCCGCCGTCCGGGCCGGCAGAGGAACGGGATGCGTGGATCGCCCCCCGAAATACCGGTAAGTCGACATGGTGGTTTCTGATCCTCCCGCTGTGGGCTGCCGCGCACGGGCATGTCGAGTTCGCCGCCGCGTTCGCCGCCTCCGCCACCCAGGCCGAAACTCATCTCAGTACGTTCAAGCGGGAGATCGACAACAACGCCCTCGTCCGCCGAGACTTTCCCGACCTGTGCGCGCCAGCGAAGCGGCCGTCCGGAGCGTCCGTCGCGGACACACAGAACATGTACGTCGCGAAGTCCGGGTTCATCTTCGCGGCCCGCGGCATCGACAGCTCCAGCCTCGGCATGAAGGTCGAGCAGAAACGCCCCGACCTCATATTGTGCGACGACATTGAGCCCGACGAGAGCAGCTACAGCGCCGAGTTGGCGGCGAAGCGGAAGACGACGCTGATCGACGCGATCCTCCCGCTGAACATCTACGCCCGCGTCGTGATCTGCGGGACCGTCACCATGCCGGGCAGCATCATCCACCAGCTGGTCCGGGCCGCGCGCGGCATCAAGGCCGAGGACTGGATCAGCGAGGAGAGCGTCCGCGCCCACTACTCGCCGCCGATCGTGGAACGCCCGGACGGTACCGAGCGGTCGATGTGGCCGGCGAAGTGGCCGATCGGATACCTGCTGGAGATTCGGCACACGCGCTCGTACGCCAAGAACATGGCGAACGATCCGCTCGCGGCGGATGGCGCACTCTGGTCGCCGGAGGACTTCCGCTATCCGGCGCCGGATGAGGGCCCGGACCCGGTCACGCACATGATGCTCAGCATCGACCCTGCGGTCACCGCGAAGAAGAGCAGCGACTTCACGGGGCTGGCGGTGGTGTCGTGGTCGGCGCAGCGGCGTCGGTGCACGGTGCACGCGGCGTGGGCGCTGCGCCTGCCGCCGGGGCCGCTGTTGCGGGAGCGGGTGCTGGCGATCCTGGACGAGTTTCCGCAGATCGGGCTGATCCTGCTGGAGGTCAACCAGGGGCACGACACGTGGAAGTCGGTGTTGCACGACATGCCGGTGAAGGTGAAGCCGGTGTCGCAGACGGAGCCGAAGTTCACGCGCGCGGAAGGCGTCCTGAACCACTATCAGCGCGGCCGGGTGCTGCATGCACGGAAGCTGCCCGAGTTGGAGCAGCAGATGTGCACGTTCCCGAAGGGCCCGTTCGACGACATGGTCGACGCGACAGGTTCGGCGATCCGGCGGTTCATTCCGGTGACGAAGAGGCAGGCGACTCCAAAGGCGGAGTCGGCCCCATATCTGTGACGCGAACGATTCGAAGGCTGAGTCAACGGCCGATGCCGCTATGTAGCCGCCCGGGTGGCGGTCTATCCTTCGATCCAAAGGTCACGGCTGGGAGGTCCGCATTGGATGACGAGCAGGTCGATCCGCGCGCCGATCTCATGTACGGCATCGCCGAGCTGCAGAAAGCACGGCCCGGATACGACCAGGCCCAGGTCTACTTCGAGGGCAAGGTCCCCGAGGTGTTCACCTCGGTCCGCCTGCGCCGCGCCCTCGCCGCACACCACATCGACTTCGACCTCAACTTCGCGAAGACCCCGGTCAACGCGGTCACCAATCGTTTGAAGATCGCATCGGTCACCAGCCCCGACGAGGCAACGAACACCCTCATCTCCAAGATCTGGCAGGACAATCAGCTCAACCTGGAGATGAAGAACCTGTTCCGCCGCGCCGGAGAGTACGGCGACGCCTACCTGATCGTGCTGCCCGTGTACGACGGCGAGCAGGTCGTGCGGGTCGAGATGTTCTACAACTCCCCGCAGACTGTCCGCGTCATCTACGCCGAGGACAATCCGCGCCGCAAGGCGTACACGATCAAGAAGTGGTGCGACGGGCCGTACCACCGCGTCGAGTTGTACTACGACGATCGCGTCGAACGCTGGACCACCGGCAAAGACTCGGAGGGCGACAAGCCGAACGACTGGCTGCACTGGCCCGCCGATGGCGAGGACCCCGAGTCGTGGATCATCGACCACGACTGGGGCGAGCAGCCCGTCTTCCACTTCCGCACCGACCGCCCGTACGGGGTGCCGGAACACTTCGGGGCGTACGGCCCGCAGAACGCGATCACGAAGCTGCAGGCCACCCACATGGGTACGGTCGACTACCAGGGCGCCCCGCAGCGGTACGCGCTGACCGAAACCGCCAGCACAGACACCTCTGATCTGGAGCCCGGCGACTTCGACGACGGGGACTGGCCGCCCAACGACAACGGCGCCGGCCCCAGCGACTCCGGCGACGACAGCTCCCTCAAGGCGGGCCCGGGCGAGATGTGGCTGCTGCGCGGCTACAAGAGCGTCGGCCAGTTCGACCCTGCGGACCCGGAAGTTTTCCTCGGCCCGATCCAGTTCAACGTACGGGCGATGGCCCAGATCACGGACACGCCGCTGCGAATGTTCGACCCGCAGTCCTCTGCCCAGCGCTCCGGGGTGTCATATCAGGAGGAGGACAGCCCGTTCGTCAGCAAGGTCGAGGACCGGCAGACCGGTTACGGCGCCGAAGCACACGCCGCGTTCGTGTTCGCGCTGCGCCGCCTCGGCATCGTCGACCCGGTCGTCACCGTGGACTGGGTACCGGCCCGGTCGGTGTCGACCGCTGAGGGCTGGCAGACCGTCAACGAGAAGATTCGCGCAGGCGTGCCGCGACGGCAGGCGCTCATGGAGGCCGGGTATCGGGCAGAGCAAGTTGATGAGTGGCTGACCGGGGTCGATGACTCCGAGCTCCAGCGCCGCGTCGACATCCTCGCCTCCCTCGCCGACTCCGCGCAGAAGCTCGGGAGCGCGGCGGCGCTGGGTGCGGTCACCAGCGAGCAGGTCACTGCGCTGATGGCCGGGGCGATCGACGACCTCGAACTCATCGCGAACGCGCAGGAAGAGGGCTGATGCCGTACAGCAGCGACGACCTCGCCCGCCTCGTCCAAGACGACCACACCCGCGAAGTCATCGGCCTGGAACAGAAGCTCGCCACGCAGGCCATCGGGGACGGCGACCGCGCCTTCGAGGACCTCATCCGGCGCGTCCTCGCCGCCTGGACCAAGGCGTTCGGCGGACCCAACCAGCCGGCCGCAACCGGCGAAGCACTTCGCCGCATCATCGCTGCTGCCCGCGCTGGCGCCCGCCACCTCCTCGACAGCCTCGCCGACCGGGCACCCTCCGCGCTCGCGGCCGGTATCGGCCCGGCGCTGGCGATGGGCGTTCGGCAAGGCGCCGCTTTCGTTCAGGCCGCAGCCGGTCACCGGCGCCGTACCCCCGCAGTCCCGTCCGTGAGCCGCGTCCTGCGAGACGAGGCGAACCGTATCCGGGACCTCCTCGTCGAGCGCCGCGATCGCGCTCTGTTCCTCCTGCATCCGGACCGCGTATCCCGCTGGTCGCACATGCTGGCCGGGCTCGGCGCCGCCCGTGCTGCGCTCCCGGCGATCCGCGCGCACATCGCCTGGGTCATCAACACCGCCGTACACGAAGGTCTGGACGCGGTCGTGCGCGCGACGGCCCCGCTCCGGCTATGGGTGTCGGAGGCGGATGCGTGCGTGCGCTGCCTCGCCTACACCGGCCGCACGGCACCTGTCGACCAGCCGTTCCCCGGGGGCCTGTCGTGGGACCCGCGGCAGCGCGCCGCGCGCGCGCCCGCCGTGGATGGTCCCCCGTTGCACGCTCACTGCCGCTGCCGCACCGTGCCTTGGGACACCGCGTGGACGACGTCCGGCATCCCGTTCCCGCTCGCGCTGCGACGGGAGGCGCACCGGTCTCTCGCCTACGGGCGTGCCCGGCCGTCGGAGTCCAGGGCGGCCCGGCTGCGTGCGGTGCGGGAGCTGCTGCGTGTCGAGCCTGACCTGCTGCCCGCGGTTGAAGCGCGCGCCCGCACCGCACTGCGCACCGGCCAGTTCACGACAGCCGCATAGACCACGGCGCCCGCGATGGGCGCTGCAATCCCCCGCGATGGAGGAGAAACCACGATGGGCATCCACGAGAACGAAGAGTCGGACATCGAAGTCGAGGTGGACGACACCACCGACGACACGGAGACCGGCACCGAGAACGAGCCGGAGACCGAGCCGGACACAGCGCCGAAGCCGAAGCCGCCGGCGAAGAAGGACGACCCCGAGCTGGAGACGTTCGCGCCGCCGTCGGAGGCCGAGTGGCGTCGGACGCAGGCCGCGCTGAAGAAGGCCAGCGCCGAGGCGAAGCTGCACCGGCTACGCAGCAAGGAGCTGGAGGAGGCTGCGCGCGCCGGGGAGACCGAACACGAGAAGGCACTCCGCGAGGCGCGCGAGGAGGGCGAGAAGCGATTCCGTGAACCGATGAAGCGGGCTGGAGTCAAGGCTGCGCTGATCGAGGCGGGGTTCGCGGGCCCGGATCGCCTTATGAAGCTGGTCGACTGGGATGCCGTGTCCGTGGACGACGACGGTGACCTCGTCGGCGTCGAGGCAGAGGTCGACCGGGTGAAGGGCGAGTACCCGGAGTTCCTCCAGCAGGAGAAGCCGAAGCCGAAGGTGCGGCCGACGGGTGCGCCGAAGCCGGCCGCTGCGGAGAAGCCGAGGTCGACGGCGGAGATCCACGCGAAGCGGATCCTCGGCAAGGCTTGACACCCGCAGGTATATTCATCACCAGGTGAATTGCTCCGCGATGGAGCGACACCGCCTTTTGCGAAGGCGCCCGTGATGGGGCCGCGCTGATCCGCTTCCCCATCACGCCGCCCGCAGGAGGGCCAGCATGACCCGCAACACCATGGAAGCTTGGATTCCGGAGGAGTACGAGACCTCCAAGGTCATCCAGTCCATCAACCAGATCTCCGCGGTCGAAGCCCTCGCATCCCGCATCGACATGGGCTCCGACACCAAGCACGTCCCCCGCACCGCAGGCATGGGCGTCGACGTCGTCGCCAAGGGCGGCACCTACGGCGAGGACACCTCCCTCAACGACGAAGTCCTCCTGACGGCCCGCAAGATGGGCAAGGCCGTCCGCATCGCCGAAGAGGACATCGACGACTCCGTCGCCAACATCCTCAACGCGAAGATGATGGGCTGGGGCAAGTCCTACGCGAAGTTCCTCGACAACGCCACGCTCGCCGTGACCGCAGCCGAGAACGGGACCACGATCCCGTTCACGTCGCTGTACGCGCTGCTCCACACCACGGACGCGACCCTCGGCTACACCGCCGACACCAACATCACCACCGCGGCCACTGCGGGCGCGCCGACCTACGCGGAATTCTCCACCGCCATCGGCACCGTGGAGACCGGCGACTACTTCGACCCCGGCAGCATGGTCGCGATCGCCAACCCGGCATTCCGCAAGAGCCTGCGCGGCGTCCTCGACACGCAGAACCGGCCCATCTTCCTGGAGGGCCTCGCCGGCACCCCGGACACCATCTTCGGTGTCCCGGTCCGCTGGTCCCTCGGCGCGAAGACGTCGCCGGTCGCCACCTCGGCCCCGGGCGGGCGTCCGATCATGGCGTTCGTCAACCCGGAACTCCTCCTCCTCGGCGTCCGCTCGGGCCCCGAGAGCGTGTTCATCGACGGACGCGACGGCCTGTCCGCGCTGACGGACGAGTCGATCCTGAAGATGCGCGCCCGCCGCGGCTTCGCCTACGGGCACCCCAACGGCGCCGCAATCCTCGTCGGCTGACCATCCCTCTTACCCCGTGCTGCCCGTGGCTCCGGGCGGTACGGCGGCCAGCAGGGAGGTGAGCCATGGCAGCGAGGAAGACCACCAGCAGCAAGACCACGGCCGAACAGGCGTCGGCCACCAATGCGTCGGAAGAGCAGCTTCAGCAGAAGCAGTTCCCCGCCAAGGCCGGCGCACCCGACGTCGAGGTCGACAAGCGATCCGCCGACGGCAGCGACGGCACCCGCTTCGTCAAGGAGTTCGTCGTCCTCGACCGCGACTGGACGGGCGAGGAGTACCAGCACGAAGCCAACAAGGCCGGGGTCGCGAACGAGGCGATCCAGCGCGGTCTCCACCCGCGCGGCGACGTCGCCTTCGACGGCGCCGAGGACCACCCCGACGGGCAGTCCGTGACCCTCACCTACTCGGTGGACACGGTGCCCGCGTCGGTGGACCACCACCCGGAGGACACCACGACGCCTCGGGACATCATCGAGGACGCCGGCGGCGACACCAGCAGCAGCAAGGACGCCTGATGGTCGACGCCTGGGCAACACCGCAGCAGGTCATCAACGTCACCGGCGTGTCGGTGACGGATCAGCAGCTCGCCCAGGCGCAGGACGACATCGAGATCTTCACCGGCCGCGTGTACGAGGACACTGCGCGGATCCGAACGAGGGATCTCTACTGGCTGGGCCGGGCCGTCGCCCGTCAGGCAGCGTGGGTGGCGGGCCAGTTCGGTTTGGAGACGCGGCTGGATGCCACGCAGATCCAGCAGGACCAGGTGTCGTCCACGCTGACGGGTGACGGCCTGGTCCTTGCTCCGATGGCCGCCCGCGCCCTGCGAAAGGTGTCGTGGATGCGGTCCCGGACCGTGCACATCCGCTCGGCGATCGAGGGTGCGGGCCCGGTCGGGAACGTCCTCTCGGACGCTGCGGACGACTCGCTGATGTGGGCTCCGTACCGGGGCGGTGCGTGATGCAGGCGATCGCGACCACCACGGTATCCATCCTGCGGGGCACCACGACGGACGCATACGGCGACGAGCAGGACACCGACACGGCTATCGCCACCGGCGTCCCGGCGGCGCTTACCGAGCAGTCCCGCCGCGTCACCACCCGGGATGATCCGACGCCGCGCACCGTCCGGTACGCCGTTGCCCGGCTCCCGGCCCACACTGACGTCACCGACCAGGACCGGCTCCGCGACGAGCGGACGGGCGCTGTCTACATCGTCGATGCCGTGTCCGGCATGACGAACCCCGCATTCGAGGTGGATCGCCGCCTCGACCTGCGCCGCACGACCTGACAACCGAATAGGCCAGACGCCCGGGGAGACCGGGCGGCCACACGTACGAGACCGGCTTCGGAGAGGAGGCGGCCATGGCGCGATCCGGTGTGCGGATCGACCCGTCAGCACGGGCGCATGTTGATGCGGCGATCAACGGCTGGATGGAAGACACCATCGGCCGGGCGATCCTCGGTGACGCCCGCGGCTACGTCCGCAAGCGCACGGGCCGCCTCCACGACAGTCTGCGGGCGGAGTGCCACGACAAGGTGCTGCGGGTCGGGTCCCTCGACTGCAACTACGCGGCTGACGTCGAACTCGGAACGCCCGCGCACGTCATCACGCCACGGAACAAGAAGGCCCTGTACTGGCCCGGCGCCGACCACCCGGTGGCCCGCGTCAACCACCCCGGCACAGAGCCCATGCCTTACCTGCGGCCCGCCCTGTTCCAGCGGAGGACCGCATGAGCCTCCAACTGCGGGCCACCCCCGAACTCGTCGCCACCGCCTGGCTGAAGACGATCGTCGGCGACCGCGTCGCCACCACCCTCCCCAAAGACAACGCGTCGTGGGCTGCGTCCGGGTTCTGCACCCTCGTTGCGGCCGGCGGCACCCCCAACCTGTACGTCCCCCTGCGGGAGCCCGTCATGGGCGTCAGCTGCTGGGCGTTTAACGCCGACAGCCAGAAGCCGCCGTGGAACAAGGCCGCCGCCCTCGCCGAGGCAATTCAGGCCGCCTGCTACAACCACCCGGCGATCCCGCAGCGCCTCACCTTGCCGACCGGTTACCCGGCCGCGCGGGTGCTGTCGGCGTACACGACGGGCGAGCACCGGCGGATTCCTGACGACCCGTCTTCGTACGCCCGCTACGACATTCCCGGCCTCGTCATCGCCTGGACGGAGGTACCCGCGTGAGCCGCTACGCGATCCAGGAGCGCACCCCGCACGGGCAGCTCCTCACCTGGAACGGCCGGGTCATCGTCCACAACAGCCGGGGCGAGTTGGAGTTCCTCCTCACCGGAGACATTCGCATCGTCGACTGCCCGCGGAGTATCTCGCCCGAGCAGACCATCGAGCTGCGCTTCCACCCGCAGTTCTCCCACCACCAGTTCCCGCTCGTGAGGAGCAACTACCGATGAGCCGCACCGTCCGGACCACCATGCAGCCAGACCGGGAGATCGAGGTCGACGACGCCGACTACCTCGACCTCCAGCGGCAGGGACTCCTCCTCGCCGACGCCTCCAAGACCGTGACGACCCTGGCCGTACCTGAGCCGACCACCACCAAGAAGACGTCCGGCGTGGCCGGCAGCAAGGAGAGCTGACGATATGTCCGTTATCACCACAAACCTCATTCAGGGTCCCGCGACCCTGTACTCGGGCGCGTACGGCGCCACCGAGCCCGCCGACACCGCGGTGAACACCACCCCGGCCGCGTCCGCGTGGACCGACCTCGGCGGCACCCAGGACGGCGTCAAGCTCAATGTCGACCAGACCTACAGCGAGCTGGAGGTCGACCAGATCACCCTTCGCGTCGGCTCCAGGCTGACGAAGCAGGACTTCACGATCGAGACCTCCCTCGCGGAGCCGACGTTGGAAAACCTGTCGCTCACTCTCAACGGCGGCACCGCAGCATCCGGCGCGGGCTACAAGTCGTTCGACCCCAACGTGTCGTCCAGCGCCACCCAGCCGACGTACATCGCCCTCATCCTCGACGGCTACGCACCCAACCAGTACCGGCGCCGCGTCATCGGCCGCCGCATGCTCAACATCGACTCCGTCGACCTCGCCTACACCAAGGACAAGCAGGTCCTCATCCCCGCCAAGTTCGCCGGCCACTACGTCAGCAGCGTCATCACCCCCTTCCACATCGTCGACCAGACCAGCTAGCCCAACCCGCGCACCCTGCCCGGCTTCGAGGAGCACCACCCATGGCATCCACCACCCGTCAGACGACTGCGGCCCGGAAGCGGGCCGCAGTCAAACCCGCCCCGCTCAGCGACCCGCTGGACGGCTTCGAACCGATCCACATCCCCAGCGACGACGAGGTCGAGGAAGAGCGCGTCCCGCTGTTCTTCATCGGCGACACCGAGTACACGATCCCGAAGGAAATCCCCCCGGGCGCGGCGTTGCAGTACCTGCGCCAGGCCCGCGAGTCCGGCCACGAACTGGCGACGCCACCGCTCCTGATCCGCGTCCTGGGCGAGGACGCGTACATGGCGCTGGAACAGTCCAAGGCCGTGACGGAAGACCAGCTGGAGCGGATCGTGAAGCTCATCGTCGATCTCGCTCTGGGCCAGAAGGAGAAGAAGGAGGAGGGAAAAGCGCGTGGCTGACCCGCCTGCATGAGTGGCTGTACGGCGCGGCCTGGCTTGAAGAGACCGGGGCCCGGCTGGAGCAGGTGATGTGGGTCCTCGACCATCTCGACGACCTGGACGCTGACTTCCTCGCCATCTACGGCATCGACCTCGACCGCAGCGAGATCAGCGCCCGCCGCTACTTCGCCCTCGCGCACCGGCTCACCGCCTACACCGGCGTCATGGCTGCCCGCGCCGAAGCCGAACGAGAAGAACCACGACCCGGCACGACCCCAACCCGCACCCGCAGCACCTCCGCGCCCGCCCAGGACGACGGAGTCAAAGAAGTCAGCCTGACCGCATTCCGGATGCAGTTCCCGGGCCTGGTCAGCGTGGGGCAGGGAGGGTAGGACATGGCCGGCAGCTTTCGCATCGCGGAGGGCTACGTCGAGGTCACCGCCGACGAGTCCGCCTACGACCGCGCCATGGACCGGCTCAGGTCGAAGCGGAACACCGTCGGCGTCCAGCTCAAGCTGGACGACCGAGACGCCATCGCCCGCCTCGAACGCTTCTCCCGCGAACGCTCCCTCAAGGTGAAGGTCGACCTCGACCAGACGGCACTGTCCCGGCTGCGGATGCAGGACCTCACCGTCAACCTGATCCCCAAGTTGCAGGACGCGGCACTCAACCGGGCCCGCGCCCAGCTCGACAGGCTGACGGCCGACCGCGTCGTCAATATCCGCGCCTCGGTGGACACGCGGGTTGCCGCCGCCGAGATCAAGAACCTGCTGCAGCGCCGCCAGGTCCGTATCGGTGTCGACGTCGACACCCGCGTGGCCGCTGACAGTCTCGCCAACCTCACCCGCCGTCGGACCATGACCGTGCAGGCCCGAGCCGACACCGCAGACGCCACCACCAGCCTGCGCCACCTCACCCGAGACCGCACCGTCAACGTCCGCGCCCGCATGCTTGGCAGCCTCGCCGGGCTGGGCGGGCTGGGCGGCAACGCCTCTGGCAGCGCGGGCGGAGTCGGCATTCTCTCCTCCCGCATCGCGCAGCTGGCCGCGGTCGTCGTGGGCGCCTTGCCTACCCTCGCCTCGCTCGGCCAGTCGATCGTCGCTATGGGCCCGGCCGCCGCCGTCGCCGCTCCCGCGATCCTGTCGCTCGCAGCGGCGTTCGCTGCGGTCAAGGTCGGCACGTCCGGTATCGGGGATGCCTTCAAGGCGGCGTTCGCGCCGGCCGTTACCTCCGGCGCCGCAGCAGAGTCGTCGACACGCCGCGTAGAAGCCGCTCAGCGCTCTCTCGCGAAGGCTCAGCAGGGCGTGAAGGACGCCGAGGTCAACGCCGCCGCAGCACGCGTGCAGGCGGCCCGGCAGATCGCTGACGCGCAGCAGAACCTCAAGGACATCGAGGTCAACGCTGCGGCAGACCGGGTGAGGGCTGCCCGTGATGTCGCCGACGCGCAGCAGAGCCTGAAGAACACCGTCTCCGATGTCGCCGACGCCAACCGGCGTGCCGTCGAGTCCGTAGCCGAGGCCGAGCGGGACCTTGCCGACGCACAGAAAGCAGAGAAGCGGGCACAGGAGGACCTCACCCAGGCACGTAAGAGCGCCGCCGAGCAGCTCGTAGATCTGAACAACCAACTGGTCGATGGCGAACTCGACCACCGCGAGGCGGTCCTGCGAGTCCAGGACGCCAAGGCCGGCCTCGATAAGACCCTCGCGAACCCGGCCGCGTCCCAGCGGCAACGCGAAGAAGCCCAGCTCACCTACGACGAGGCCGTCCAGCACCTGAAAGAACAGGAGATCGATCAGCAGCGGTTGCAGGCGCAGGTCGAAGCGGCGAACAAGGCCGGCGTCGAGGGCTCCGAAGCGGTAGCGAAGGCCAAACAGGGGATCGTGGACGCCGATCAGGCGGCGATCGACAAGGCCAAGGCGTTGAAGGATGCCGAGACTGAAGCTGCGAAGACGCAGGTGGAGGGGGCGCAGAAGGTCGCGAAGGCGCAGCGGGATGTGGCCGATGCTCAGGCTGCTGTGGCGAAGGTGGCGAAGGACTCGGCTGAGCAGGTCGCGAAAGCTGAGCGGGATGTCGCCGACGCGCGAGCGGGGGCCGCGAAGGCCGCCGTGGACGGGGCACGCGGCATCGCTGACGCGCAGGCTGCCGTGGCGGATGCCGCCCGCGCGCTGGCGGACGCGCAAACGGCGGGCGCCAGCGCGGTGAACAAGCTGGCGGAGGCGATGGCCAAGTTGTCGCCGAACGCCCGCGAGTTCGTGAACGCCGTCATCTCGCAGGGCGCCGCCTGGCGCGGCCTGAAACTCGATGTGCAGGATGCCCTGTTCCGCGGGCTCGGGAGCACGTTCGCCAATCTCACTACCGCAGTCGTGCCGCCGTTGACGGTCGGGCTGGTGGGGATGGCCCGAAACCTGAACGCGATGGGGAAGAACGCGGCGGGCGCGATCATCGAGTTGTCGAAGACGGGCAAACTGCGGCAGATGTTCGACGGACTGAATGCCGGGTTCGCGAACCTCAACAGGGCCCCCGCCCAGTTCTTGAAGGGCCTGACTGAGCTGTCCATCGCGGCGTCGCCCGCCTTCCAGCGGCTGACCAAGGCTGCCGGGGACGCCGGAGACCGGATCTCCAAGAAGATCAGCGACGGACTCGCGTCGGGCAAGTTGGAAGAGTCCATCAACCGCGGCATCGACGTTGCGAAGCAGTTCGGCGCCCTCCTCGGCGACATCTTCGGGACGGTCGGCAACATCATGAAGGCCGCCGCCGCAGGGGGCGGAAACGCGCTCGGGGCGCTCGGGTCGGTGTTCGCCGAGCTACGGCGCATCACGGCCATGCCGGAGGTACAGCAGGCCCTCACGTCGATCTTCCAGGCCGTCAACGCGATCGCGAAGTTGCTGGCCGGCACACTCGGCGCGGTGATCCAGGCGGTGATGCCGCTGCTGGCCGCGCTCGCACCGGTCGTCACGGAGCTCGCGACAAAGTTCGGGCCGGTGCTGGCCGAGCTCGCGACGGCGTTGGGCCAGGCGCTGGCTCCGATCATCGATGCGCTGCTGCCGATCGTGAAGGACATCGGTGGCGTCCTGATGGGGATCGTGCGCGGCTTGCTGCCGCTACTGAAGCCGTTGGGTGATCTGGTCGGGGCGTTCATTTCGGCGTGGGCGCCGATGCTGTCGGCGCTCGGGGCCGCGCTGGTGCCGCTGATCGCCGCGCTCGCCCAGGGCCTCGCGCCGGTGGTGGCCGGTTTGGTACCGATCATCAAGATGGCGGGCCAGCTCATCGCCGGGCTGGCACCGATGTTCCCTCAGCTGGTGACGGCGCTGCTGCCGTTGATTCCGCCACTGTCGCAGCTCGCGACGGCGCTGCTGGCGTTGGCGTTGCAGGTGATCACGCCACTGATGCCGCTGATTACGGGGTTGGCGTCGCTGCTGGCGACGGTGCTGGCGGGTGCGATCGGCCTGCTGGTGCCGGTCATCACCACGGTGATCGGCTGGCTGACGAAGCTGGCTGACGGCGTCACCAAGGTCGTGAAGTGGATCGCGGACGGCTTCAAGTCGCTGTTCGACTACCTGGTCGGCCACTCGATCATCCCGGACATGGTCAAGGCGATCATCAGTTGGTTCACGAGACTGTGGACGCGCACGAAGGAGATCTACACGGCCCTGAAGAACTGGGTCGTCAACACGTGGAACAGCCTGTGGAAGGCGGTCACCGACCGGTGGAGCAGCTTCTGGAACGGCTTCCGCACCTCCCTGTCGAGCGCGAAGGCGTCGGTGCTGAACTGGGTGTCGGGGCTGAAGACGTCGTTCACGAACACCTGGTCCAGCCTGTGGAGCGGCGTCTCCTCGAAGCTGTCGAGCGGCCTGGGCGTCCTGCGATCCAAGCTGGGCGACTTCAAAACGTGGATGCTCAACGCGGTCAGGGCGCTGCGGGATGGCACGGGGAACCTGTTCAAGGGCATCCAGTCCGGGTTCGCCGCGCCTGTCCGGTGGGTTGTCTCGCACGTGTACAACGACGGCCTCCGTAAAATGTGGAACGGCATCGCAGGCAAGATCTCCAGCAAGATCACCCTTCCGGCTATCAGCCTCGGCTTCAACAAGGGCGGCACCGTCCCCGGCACCGGCAAAGGCGACATCGTCCCCGCCATGCTCGAACCCGGCGAACGCATCCTGTCCAACCCGCAGGTCGCCCAACTCGGCGGCCACCGCGCCATCGACGCCATGCTCGGCCAGGACCGCCCCACCAAGACCGGCGGCAACCCCTCCCGACAGGAGGAGAAGCGGCGCTACCAGGGCGGCATCCAGCACTTCGCGTCCGGCGGCATCATCGGCAAGGTCACCTCCGCGATCGGCGGCGCCGTCAGCGGGGCCGCCGACTGGGCCAAGGACCTCGTCATCGGCGGCCTGAAGTCAGCGGCCAGCAAAGCCCTGTCGTCGCTCGTGCGCCCGCTCATCAACCGCATCCCCGGCGGTCCGGGTATCGGCGGACTCCTCAAAGGGCTCGCGGGCAAAGCCGTCGACGGCATGATGGGCTGGTTCGGCAACGAGGACAAGAAGGCCGTCGGCGGCCCCGCCGTACAGAAGGCCCTCTCCTGGGTGAAAACCCAGAACGGGCTTCCCTATCAGTGGGCGGGCAACGGCAACCCGTCCTGGGACTGCTCGGGGCTCATGTCGGCGATCGAGTCGGTGATCCGCGGGGAGCGCCCGCACCGCCGGTGGGCGACCGGGTCGTTCGTCGGCAACAGCGGCCCGTCTGGCTGGGTGCGGAACCTGAAGTCGCCCTTCGAGATCGGGATCACCAACGCCGGCGTCGGGCACACGGCGGGCACCCTCGCCGGAATGAACGTCGAATCGTCCGGCGGCGCCGGCGTCCACATGGGCAAGTCCGCTCGCGGTGCTGGCGATTCCATGTTCACGTCCCGGTGGGGCTTCGCGCCAGCCGCGAAATACGACTCCGGCGGCCTCCTCCAGCCCGGCGCGACGATGGCCGTCAACGCGACCGGCCGCCCGGAGCGCATCCTCGACCCGCAGCAGACCGCCATGTTCGAGCAACTCGTCAGCAGCGGTACGGCGGGCGGCGTGACGATCGAGAACATCACCATCAGCGGCACGTTCGACTTCTCCAGCCCGTCCAGCAGGAAGGTCGCTGCCAACGCCATGGTCGCCGAAATGAAGGAAGCCCTCCGGCTCTACGACAAGGCGAGGGCGCGATGAGTCTGTACAACTGGGGCGACCTCACCATCGGCCGCATCCCCCTGAGGGAGACGTTCACCGCGTCGGAGGGCGGCGGCGGTGACCGCACCCTCGACCTGGAAGGACAGGAGTCGTACCCGCCCCTCACCCGGGCGCAGGTGATCGCACGCCACGACGGCATCAACGCCCTCACTCCAGGACTGTGCATCCCGGTGACGTTCACGGACAAGCCGGAACGCAACGGCTACTACACCGTCAAGTCCGCAGGGTCGACGTACACCGAGTACCTCAACTCCATGGTCACTGCCGACTGGAAGGTCTCCCTGGACCGGATCGGATCGGACGCCGAGACCGACCTCCAGTCCCGTCTGACCGGGGCTGTGCGGCTCAACGACTTCTCCCTCACCGGGGAGCGCTGGCACGCGCCGCCGATCGGCCACTACGCCTACTACACCGGGTCCAGCAACCCGACGACGATGACCCGCACCGGCGCAGACGGCGCGATGACCGTCTACCGCAGCGTGCCCGCCAGCGTGTCCCCGCGTTGGGGCTGCGCACCCGCCTCCTATCTCACCGGCAGAGTCAAGGTCACCACCACCGGCAGCCAGGAGGTGTACGGAGTCGACGTGCCGCTGGCCGCCGCTGGCTGGGCCCTGTCGAACGGCCTCGTCAACGTCACCCCGTCCGCATCCGCGACCCTCGACGTGCAGGCGTACACGTCCGGCGCCTACCACTCGAAGCTGTGGAACGTCTCCGTCGCAGGCTCCGCCTCGTCGATCACCTCGTGGGACGGGGCGACCCTGCTGCGCAACGACCCCGAAATGTGCATCCTCCGCCTCATCAAGGGCCAGAGCCCAGGCCGCGCCACCCTCGACCTGACGCTGCGCCGCGGCTCCCGCACCGTCGAGGGCTACCTTCAGATCGGCACCTCCGCCACACTCGCCGCCTACCGCTCCACGCTGGAAACCAACACCAGCTTCGCCGCGTCCGGGTACGTCGTCGCCACATCAAACGACGCCGACGGCAACAAGTTCGCCGCCGGATCCGCCCGCACGTTCACGGCCCACTCCAACGGCGGCGTCATCAAGACCGCGGCCACGGCCATGGACTTCTGGATCGGCGTCGCAGCCGGTGGCTCCAGCGCCGTGTCCGGGGATGCCGCCACCGACCTGCGGAATCAGTACACGGCGTGTATGCCAGAAGCCGTCTACGGGGTTCGGAGGTAGGCGGGTGGCGGTCACCGAAGTCCTCAAAGCGCTCGGGTCCTGGGATCTGAAGCTCCTCCCGGGCGTACCCCGCGACACCCTGGACGCCATCGACTACTTCGGGCATGTCGCGATCGTCCCCGGACGCCTCGACCCCGCACAGTACGGCGACAACCTGCTGACCGCAGCCCGCTACGTCGGTGTCGTCCGCACGAAGACGATCGGCGACGACGGCCGCACCACCGAATCCGGCGACGACATCAGCGTCGGCGGCGTCGGCATGGCGTTCTGGCTCGGCGACGAAGACAACAAGGGCGACATCTTCGAGAATGCCGTCACGCCCGCTTCCGCCAGTTTCGCGGCCACGATCAACATGCTGCTCCCCGCGTCCGGAGCCGTCACCGCAGGCACCTACTACAGCGTGGCCGGCGCCTACACCGGCCGCCACCAGTACGAAACCCCGCGCACCGCCATCAGCTACGTGTGCGACACCATGTCCACGAGTTCGGTGCCCGTCTCCTGGCGGGTCAACGGGAACGGGACCCTCGACGCGGGCCCGGACTCCAGCCTGTTCGTGACGACTCCCACCTGCGTGATCGTCACCAAGGGCGCGGGCGAAGACATGACGCTGCGTGCCCTCCCGGGCAGCCTGGACGTCACCCGGGACGTGGAGGACTACTCCACCCGCGTCGTACTCCTCGCCGAAGGGGAGGGCAGCAGCGTCGCCACGGGCGCCGCAGACATCTCCCCGGCCACCGGCTACAAGGACATCCACGGCAATCCGCTGAAGTTGACCCGGCTGGTCTCGGAGTCGGACACGGCGACGACGAACGCAAACATTCGGGCCGCGTTGCAGCTGTCGCGATTCACGTCGACGCGGAACGCGCTGACGCTGTCGACCGCCGACTACGACGTCCACGGCTCGTTTGTGGTCGGCGACCGGGTGTGGGTGTACGACCCCGACGCGGGGCTCATCGACACCACCACCGAGATCACGTTCCGAGGCATGCGCCTCAACCCGCTCAAGTTGCAGGTCACCGAGACCAACTGGGCTGTGACCGCCGGGTATACGGTCGCGTACCGGTCTGCGGCCGGCGTGTGGACCGACCTCACCGACTACATCGAGTTCGAAACAGACGACACCAGCACGGTGACAGTCGGGGATTTCTCCCGCCAGCTGACCGATTCCTCGACGGAACCGGTCGGCTCCCGCCCCAACGCCGACACGAGCGTGCCCGGTGTGCCCGTGTTCGTGGAGCCGTTCACGGGTGTCGCCTACCTCGACGGCCGCGGCTTCACCCGGGCCCGCGCCGTCCTCTCATGGACCGCCCCCAACAACGTCGACGGAAGCACCGTCCTCGACGGCGATCACTACGAGATCCGCTACGCGGTGGACACTGACATGATCTACCCGGCGACCTGGTCCCAGATCTCGCAGGTCCGCTGGCAGGACTTGCAGTCGTGGGCGCAGCCGTTCGCCGCGCCGGACGGCGACTGGCAGGTCATGTACGTCGCCTGGGGCGAGTCCACAGCCCAGCTTCAGGACCTGTCCCCGGGTGTCGGCTACGACGTGCAGATCCGTGCCGTCGACAAGTCCGGCAACACCGGGGCGTGGTCGCCGACAACGACGTTCGTGGCGTCCGCCGACAACATTCCCCCGTCGACTCCGGCGGCCCCGTCGGTGGCGGCGTCGCGGATCGCCGTGCAGGTCACGCACGAACTCGGCAAGAGTTCCGGCGGCACCTTCAACTTGGAGTCGGACCTCGACCATCTTGAGGTGCACGTCTCGTACGAGCCCGGGTTCACCCCGGACGAAACCACACTGAAGGGGAAAGCATCCGCGAACGCGGGCATGATCCAGGCGCAGATCCCTGTGGTGTTCACGGCGCAGGTGGAGGAGACGAGCGCCCGCTACGTGCGGGTCGTGGCGGTCGACAAGACGGGCAACAAGTCGGGCCCGTCGGATGCGGCCTCCGCGACCGCGCTCCTCATCGACGACGCCCACATCAGCGACCTGACCGTCACCAAGGTCACGGCCGGAACGATTTCGGCGGACTGGATCGTCGGCGCCCGCATCAAGACCGCCGACACCGGAGCCCGCACCGAAATGTCCGCCTCCGGATTCCAGGCCTACAACGCGGCAGGGACGCGCACCTTCTTCGCCGACGCATCCAGCGGCGACGTGACGATCATCGGGCAGCTGAAGTCCGGCACCACCGGGAAACGCCTGGAGATCAACCCGACCGCGACGTTCCTTCCCGAGCTGCGTTTCTACCCCGACTCCGGAAGCGACTACGGATACATCAACGCCGTCACCGCAGGCAGCGACGTCAGCCTCGGCATGAACAGCTCGCCCTACGACAACGCGGGCAATAGCGTGATCTCCCGCGTCTACCTGAACTCCAGCTCCGCACAACTGGAAGTCGTCAGGGAAAGCACCCAAGTCCAGGACGGCGGCGCTGTCTACGCGGCCACTACCGGCCTCTTCGCCAACTTCACATCAGGGGGCGTCACGGGCGGCTACTTCCTCGCCACCGACGACGTCACTGCCATCGGCTGGGGGCCCAACTCCGCCGACACCAACCACTTCGACTTCATCAGCGGCAACACCAAGCACGTCGGCCAGTGGGCCAACTACCTGGCCGCGGGAAGCAACTACGGCATTTTCACCGGCTCCGTGACCGTAGCCGGGGCGGCCGCCGCGAGCCTCTCCTACGGGCCGACGATGGACTCAACGATGATCCCCATCGTCACGCTGCGGGCCACGAACTTCGGCACCGCAACCCCCACCGTGTGGGGAGTGTCCGCCTCATCCACCACCGGCTTCACCGTCTCCTGGAACAACGTCCAGACCATGGCCATCAACTTCTGGTGCTACCGAGTATGAGGACCTGAACATGGTTGAAAAATGGACAGTCCAAGAAGTGGGCGCACGCCTCATCGGCAGAACGCCCTGCTGGCAGGTCCGGATGCTCCGCCCCGACGGCATGCTGCACGTACACACGATGCCGCAGGACATCCTGGAATGGCGGGCAGCCGAATACGGCATCGATCCCGCCGACACGGACACCCTCCTCGAAATCGTCCTGCATGAGCCGCACATGCGAGTCACCGAGGAGACCGATGACACCCCCGCGCGGTACGCAGACGACGGGCCCTCACTGAAAGAAGCCGTCAGCACGGCAGCCGCACGAACCGCCCACCTCGCGCGCGTGAAGGCCTGCCCAGTACAGATCGAAGTCCGCGGCCAAGCGGTGCTCGCCCAGGTGCGTACCAGCCACGAGCCGGATCTGGCCCGCGTCCGTGCGATGCGCGAGAGCGTCGACACCCGCCGCTGGGTCGCCCTGTACGGCGCCCTGCCCGTGCAACCGAACAGTAAGGAGGCCTCCCGTGCCTGACCCGTCCACCACCAGGCTCGCCCTCTACAAGTCCAAGTCGGACGGCTCCGAGCTGGTCAACTACAGCCAAGACCTCGGACAGAACTGGGACAAGGTCGACGCCGCAGCCGGGTTCCAGATCGTCACCAGCAGCACCAGGCCCAGCAGCCCCTACTCCGGGAAGCCGATCGCCGAATCCGACACCGGCCGCCTGTACTACTCCAACGGATCATCCCCCGCATCCGGATCGTGGATCGAGATCGCCTCCAACGGCGCCAGCTTCACCCTGACCGGAACTCGCAGCTTCACCCTGAACGGCACAGCAAACAGCACCACCAAATACATTTCCCTCGTCTCCGGCGACACCTTCAACCGGTTCGAGATGACCGCCGACGGCACCATGAAATGGGGGCCCGGTTCCGGCGCCGTCGACGTCACGCTTGCCCGCACCGCCGTCGACACCCTCGGCACCGCCAACGGCGACCACTTCAAAGTCGGCGGGGACCTCAAGCTCGTCAACGGCACCACCATCCACCGCAACGCCCTCGCCGTCGCCGCTGGAGCCACCGTCGCCAACACCACCACCGAAACCGCCGTCGGCACCATGACCATCCCCGCAGGCGACGCCGTAGCGGGCGCCATCTACCGGGCCCGCGTCATCGCCAACGTGTCGTTCCTGGCGTCCGCCCAACTCACCTGGCGTGTCCGCCTCGGCGGCGTCGCAGGCACCACCCTGGCGACGGCCGGCCCCACCACCCTGAGCGGCACCGGACAGACCAACAAGGAGACGGCCGTCGAAGTCGACCTGGTCTGCGCTACCACCGGCGCGTCGGGGACGTGGTTTTGCATGCTGCAAGAGGTCCGTAACACGCAGGACACCGGGTCCGTGGGTGCTTCGGGGCCTCAGCTCGGCTCCAGTGACGGCACCATCGTCCGCGACACGACGGTGTCGCAGGACTTCACGGTGACGGCCCAGTGGGCTGCGGCCAGCGCGTCGAACACGCTGACCGCGCGCGTCATCTTCGAACGCATCGCATAGAGAGGAGCCTTCAGGTGTCTACGTTTCAGGTGATCCTGCTCATCGAGGTCGGCGTCATCGCCATCGGCGCGCTGCTCGGCTGGCGGAGGCCTTAGTCACCGTTGTCGGCCGGTTGGTATGGGGGCTGCGCGGCGAGGTCCGGGCCGGCGGTCGTCTCGGTATCGGGTGTGCCTTGCTTGAGTCGCTCGTTCTCTTCGCGTAGGGCGGCGATCTGGCGTTCCTGAACGTCGACCTGGGCTTGGAGGAGGAGGTTGGTTTCGAAGAGTTCGCGGGTCTTCTTCTGGAAGGTGGGGAAGGCGTCTTCCATGCTGATCTGCTGGTTCATGGGCGCTGCTCCTTGGGGTTGATGGCGTGGTCCCAGCTGGTGCTGTCGGGGTGGTTGGCGGCGGCGTGGCTGGCTGCGAGGGCGGCGAGGAAGTGGGCGGCGGCTTGGGCGGCGAGTGGCTGAGCTTCGTCCGGCTTGAAGGCGGCGCTGGTGTCCTCGGACTCGGCGAGTAGGCGTTCGCCCTCGCGGTAGTGGTCAGGGCCGGTCATGCGCGCCTCGCTGCTGCGTCGCCGCGCCCGGGGATCCCGGAGCTGTTCGCGCCGTGGTGGCACCATGCCCACGTGCGCCTGGGAATGTGGATCATCTTCGCTCCGGCTTGCGCGCAGCCGACGGTGAAGAACCAGTCCTCGCCGCCTCGGTGGCCGCCGATCTCGGCGCCTTCGGGTGGATCCTGGAAGCCGATCTTTTTGGCGAGCTCGGTACGGACGAGCGTGGTGATCGTGGTCTGGTGGGGGGCCTGCGGATTGAACTGCTTCCCAAAGTGGCCAAGCGGATCGTTCTGCGGCCACGGCCGCCCGTCAGGGAAGTGGACCAAGTAGTAGCTGAAGAGATAGTCCGCGTTGAAGATCCTCGCCCCGGCCGCCAACACCTTCAGATGCTCCGGGTAGAACCAGTCGTCGCTGTCGAGGAACGCCACCCACTCGGTCTCCACCGCGTCCAGCGCCCGCTGCCGGGTGACCGCCGCGCCGTCGCCGTGTTCGTCGATGGCGATGCTGATGTCGGCGGCGGGAAGCAGCTGCGCTTTCACGCTGGCCACCGCGCGGTCGAGCATGCCGTTCGCGACTCGCGCCGGGTGAGCTGGTATGACGACGGTGATCTCACCGAAGGCGCCCATCAGTCCCCCTCGCGGTGGTTGGGGTCCGTGACGCCGGGAATCGCCCTGTAGGACTCCTGCCGGATGGCTTCGATCTCGGTCTCGTACTGGCGGATCGCCTCGTCGACCTGGGTCCACAGGGCGTGCAGCGGGGTGCCGGGCGAGGGCGCCCATTCGTCGAGGACGTCGCGGACGTTCTGGACGCGGGAGCCCTGCAAGTTGCCGATGCGGGCGTCGAGATGGTGCTGCTTCAGCTCAGCGTTCTTGCCTTCGATGAGCGAGAGCAGCGCAGGCGGGAGGTTGGTCACGGCGCGTCCTTCGGTTTGACCATTACGCAGACGTCGGTGTCGAGGTCGAGCCAGACGAGGAGCGTGACGAGGGCGTCCGCGTCGGGTCGGAGTCCGGCGGCGAGTCGGGAGAACATGGAGGGGCTGAGGTCGACGGCCACGGCCAGCTCTTGCCAGGTGAGGCCGCGTTGGAGGCGGCGCTCGTCGAGGCGGCGCCGAAGCTCGGGGACGTCGAGACGGTGGATGCTCACCGCAGGACCCCCTGAGCCCGCCCGTAGGCGTCCCCCGGGTTCGCCCGATACTCCACCGCCACGTGCTCGAACACGTCCAGCAGGCGCGCCTCCAGCAGCCCGGGCGGAACGTTCGCGTACCACTCGCCCGGCGGCGGGTCCATCTCACCGGACGCCCCGTGCGGCCGCCTGCCGGTGGACGCGCACGTCACGAACAGGACTTCCGGGCCGCCCGGTTCAAGGGCATGGGCTGCGGTCCGTAGCAGGGCCGCCCACTTCTCGACGTGCTCCAACACCTCGGTGCACACGACCAGATCGAACCGATCGAAACCTTCCGGCCACGGCCGAGTCGCGTCGTGCACCAGATCCACACCCGGACCCGCCTCAACGTCCAGGCCCGTCCATGTCGCGGCCGGGAGCAGGTCCCGGATGCTGCCGTTGATGTCCCGGCCACCCAGATCCAGCACCCGCCACGGCGCCGACAAATCCAGGCACGACGCCTCCAACTGCCGGGCCAGCCCATCACGCGCTTCAGGATGCATCCGCTCGCCTCTCCTCACTCACCACGGCCGGACCCCCCACTTCGACACGAACGTGTCCATGTCCCGGCACGTCTGTGCCGTCAGGACCGGGCTGGCATTCGTCTGCACATCCGGCGCGCGGTGCTCCACCGGAATGCCGGGCACAAGGAGCGCGCCGCCCTGCTGGCGGGCCGTCCAGTCGAGCGAGTCGTCGCCCGCCCACCACACGAAATCCTCGTCCGCCCGCAGCCCGCTTTCGCCGCGCAGCATGAAGGCGTACCCGGTGATCCGCTGCGAAAGCGGCACCGGCGCGGCCACGGTGTGGAGGATCTCCTGCTGGCCGCCCGTCTGATCCGGGTAGGCGCACACCGCGGTGGTAGCTCGCATCCGCGAGGACAGCGTCTCGACCCACCCAGGGGGGAGGATCGCATCGTCGTTGATGACGGCGACGTCCCATTCGGCTGCGCCACGATACCGGGCCAGACGTTCGGCCTTGTCCAGGCCGTGGTTCCACCAGCGGCTGATGTTCTGGTCGCCGTAGTCGTAGTCGTTCGATACGAACGCACCCGATGAGGAAACGCCGCGGTCGCGCTGCCAGTTGTTCCCGATGAGGATCACCGTGTCGACCTGGTCGCCGATTGCGGCCAGGCATTCGTCCAGTACAGGGCGCCCGTTGGACGGGACGACAGCGAATGCCAGGGTCATTGCTCACCCCACACCGTGGAGTGCGACGGCGCCGTCTCCTCACGAAGCGGTGCGTAGTAGTAGACGGCCAGCGAGCGCCGCCAGTGCTCGCCGACGATCGGGTCCGGATGCCCATGCCAAGACTCCGGGCCACACGCGAACAGCACCGTCCGCCCGAACAACGGCAACACCTCCACCTCCCGCTCCCGGCCGAGGTAGAGGACGCCACCCCACTCCCGCTCCCACTCCTCGTTCAGAAACACGAGCAGGTTCAGCCGACGCTCCAACGGCAGCGTCGGATGCCGATTGAAGTCCCGGTGCATCGCGAGCCGGCCGCCCTCACCGGTCATGTGCATTCCGCCGCCGAGGTCGTCAGCGGTGAGCGGGGCGATCCCCGTCCACTCCTCCAACTGGCGGCAGACCGCGGCGGACCGGGCCGTCTCGAAGAAGGCTTTCGTGGCCGGGCCCCACATGCGGGAGTCGCCGGCGCGTTTGCCGTACTCCTTCGGGTCCGGGTACGTGGTCCAGCGGGGGTCGTGGCCGGGCGGGAATTCGGCGGCGCACGCCCGCAGCTGGTCGTCGGGCCACAGGCTGTCGATGACGGCGTGGGGGAACGGGACGGCGCCCTCGAAGATGGCCGGAGTTGCGGCGGGGTCGGTGAGGTTCACGGGCGATCAGTCTCCGTTGCGGTCGTCGATGACGTAGGCACTGCCGTCCCACGACACGTGCAGCACGTTGTCGTCCAGCCCCAACTCCAGGCGCGAGTAGGGGGTGAGACTGACGCCAGTCGTCTTGGCCACCTCGGTCAGCGCATCCAGCGCGGCAGCGAACTTGCGCATCTGCTCGGCGGCCAGGTTCAGCGGAGCGCTCATCCGATCACCGCCTTCTCCCAGGCGCCGATGTTGCCCTCGACCGTCCAAGCAGCCGCCTTCGCCCGGGCCGCCGCACCCATCGCGACGCGCATCGCCTCGTCCTCCACCAGCGCCCGCAGATGCTTCCCCCAGTCGTGATCCGACCGGACCAGCAGGCCGGTGACGCCGTGCTCGACGAACTCGGCGTAGGGCCCGTAGTCCGTCGCGATCACCGGAATGCCCAGGAATGCCGCCTCCAGGACGCGCAGGTTGGACTTGCTGCGGTTGAACAGATGTGGCCGGAGGGGGGCGAGCATGACGTCGTAGTCGATGGCCCGCCAGTACTCCGCCACCGACTGATTCCACGGCGTCCACCGGATCTTGCCTTCGGGCAGCTTGTGCTGCTCCGTCCACGGTGTGTGCGGTCGGATGACACCGCGACGTCGGGGCGGGGGCTTGGGTTCGCCCATGACGTGCAGCTCGACGTGGGCGGGCGCCCGGTCGAGATAGCGGCGCAACTGGGGGCCGACTTCGGCGAGGTCCATAGCGTGGGTGCCGGACCCGCCCCACCCGATCGTGAGCTTCCCGTCCTCGCGCGGCCGCTCGTGCTGGAGGAGCCACGCGGGCAGGTAGTTGGGGACGATATGGATGTTCGGATTGTGCGGGCGCACCAGGTCGGCGAGCGCCTCGGTGGTGACGGTGACAGCGTCCGCCGCCCGAATGTTGGCGTTGAGGTTGTCGACGACGCCGGTCTCGTTGAAGAACTCGTGGGCTTTGGCGCTGCGGTAGTCGATGTCCCACAGGTTGTCGTCGACTTCGAAGACGAGCTTCGGCCTGTTGGACTTGGTGGCGAGCTGCTGCCAGCCGCGGGTGGGTGCTTCCTTGCAGACGCGTTGGCCTATGACCGTGCGCGGCAGGTTGTCGGTGTCGATGCGTTCGGACCAGCCTGCGGTGTGGCCGTGTTCGCGGAGTTCGGTGAGGGGGATCATGATGCGGATGGTTCCGCAGCCGTTTCGGTCAGCGGGTTGGGAGCCACCCGAAGACGTCGAGTCGGGTGGCGGGGCTCACGGCGCGCATGCGGCCTTCCTCCTGGGCTGTGGGGTCGATGCTCTGCTGGTTCACGGCGCCTCCGGTAGCGGGTGCTCGGTCTCAGCGCGGGCGACGTTCGCGGCGTTGTGCAGGTCTTCCGCGTCGACGGTGAACGTGTGGCCACAGGGCAGGAATCCGAAGCCGACGAGGTCTTCGAGGAAGTGCGCGGCGTGGTCGTTCCGGACGACCAGTTCGGCGGGCGGCTGCCCGCAGGTAGGGCAGTTCGGGAAGGGCGGGAGGAGGAGCCGGGCGCCTGCCTGGAGGGCGACCTCGCGGCGGTAGATGGCCGCGGCGAGGGGCAGGAGCTGCTCGTACGTGAGGCGCGTCGGCTCGCTCATCGGCGCCCGCCCCCTTCCCGCCCGGTGCGCCGCATCTCGTCGGCGATGATCCGCTGCACTTCGGCGCGCTGCTGGTCGGTGAGCCCGCCGCGAATACGGATCTTCACCTCGGGGGCTGGCGCGCTGGCGTGGTGTTCTTCGAAGTGGCGGGTGAGGGCGCGGACGGCAGACTGCTCGCTGGCGTGGTCGAGGGACAGCCAGCCGTCGCAGGTGTCGGTACCCCAGCAGCGGAACACCCAGCACGACTTGCCTTGGTCGTTGCGGTAGGGCTGTACGACGAGCCCGCTGTACATGGAGAGGGAGGCCGTCCTGGACGGCTCCGCCTGGACCTCGCCATCCGGGCAGCAACTGATCTTGGAGGTGGGGGCGTCTCCGCCTGTCGCGACAACGGTGTGGGAGACGAAGCCCTTGCGCTTCAGCTCGTCGAGCCTGTCGGACGGCTCGGGATCCTGGTGCGGTAGGGCGCCTGTCGCGGTGTCGTTCCAGATGTAGCGCCCCATATCTGCGCCGCGCTTGCTGGCGTGCCATGTGCCGTACTCGCCGCCGTTGTGCCCAGCCCGAAACGAGCATCGGTAGGTCTCGCGGTGCTCGGTCTCGATGAAGGCGGTGCAGGATGGGAGGTCGGCGTGCACGGAGGCAACGTGGGCGTCGAGTTGGCGGGAGGGGGGCGCCTCTTCGCAGTGCGGGCATTCCTCGGGGATGTCGTAGTCGCTCATCGGCTGCTCCGTACGCTGGCCGGGGGCTGGTAGTCGTAGTGGACGGGCGCGGACGGGGCGAGCACGACGAACGCGAACAGGCAGCCCAGCAACTGGCAGATGGCGGTCACGACTCGCCTCCGTTCGGGAGGATGCGGATGCCGAGGACGCGCTCACAACTGGCGGCGTAGACAACCTGGTCCCGCATCCGGAAAGAGATCCACTTCTCGTCGATCTCGTAGTCGTCTGCCGCAACTCGCTCGGTGATGCCACCCTCGAAAACGATCTCGTGAAGGACCCCGGGCCCCGCGTCGGGGTGAAGCAGGCTGGCGTACGGAACGCCGAGCGCTTCCCCGAGAGCGAGGAGGTCGTCGATACGGATGCGGCGCCTGCTGGTCTCGATGCTCCCGATGACCTGATCGCTCAGATCGTGGCCCATCTTGGCGACCAGCTCGGAAAGTCCGGCGAGAGACAACCCTGCGGCCTCGCGGAGACTGCGGACGTTGTCGGCCACGACAGCCTCGCGGCTGGTGGTCTGCACTGGCTCGCGGTTCGCGGTCATGAGCTGACTCCGGCGCGGGTTGTTGCGGGTTGAGGGCGGCAGGGTCAACCCGCAAAGGAACCCCCTGCCGCCATCCCCTGAGCCAGGGATGCACGAACTGTAGCCTTCGATTCGTTGGCTGTCACACCACGTACGGCTACGATTCGAAGGAGCCGCCTAGGTGGGAGGAACCCGCATGACCCGAACCGGCCCCCAGAAATTCCCCGGCGCCTCCACCACCTACTGGTTCGAGGACGACTACCCGGGCGACCTGATGGAGTCGAACGTCGTCTGCTGGCACTCCACTGAGGGCCGGACTCTGCCGTCGTATGACGGTGGCGCGCTCGCGCCGAACTTCACCGCTTTGCCAGACTTCACAACGAAACGCCTGGCCTGGTACCAGCACTTCGACTTCGACACCTCCTCCCGCGCGCTCGTCAACAAGGCGGGGGGAGTTCAGACGAACACCCTGAACGTCACCCAGGTGGAGATCGTCGGCACCTGCGATCCGGCCACCCACGCGAAGTGGGTGCGAGCCGGCACTCAGCACCTGTACACGCCGGAACTGCCCGACTGGGCGATCCGTGATCTGGCCGCGTTCGCGCGCTGGGCTCACGACGAGCATGGCGTGCCGCTGTCCTCCGGGCTGGAGTTCAGGGCATACCCGGGCTCGTACGGCGACAGCAGCGTGCGCATGACCAACAGTCAGTGGAACACGTTCAGCGGGCACTGCGGCCACCAGCACGTACCCGAGAACGATCACGGCGACCCGGGTGCGTTCCCGATGGTCGCCATTCTGGCCGCCGCCAAGAACGGCACCACCGAGGAGGACGACGTGACCCCTGAGGACATTGCGAAGATCGCGAGCGCGAGTGCAGCAGCGACTGCGACGAAGCTCATTGCGGGCGGCGGCGTGCTGGAGAACAGCGACGTGGCCCGTATCGCGGACGCGGTCGCGGCCAAGCCGGTCGTACTGACCGACGCGCAGATCAAGGCCATCGCGGAGAGCCCTGTACTCGCCGAGAACATCGCCGCCCGGGTCGACGCGAAGCTCGCCGCGAGACTCGCCAACTAGAGCCCCAGCTCAGAGAAGAGAGACACCCCATGAACGTGAACCTGGATCAGGCGTACTGGCTCGGCCTGCTCATCTCCGTCGTCCTCCCAGTGCTGGTCGGCCTCGTCACGACTCGGGTGGTGCATGCCGGCACGAAGGCGGTGCTGCTCCTCGCGCTGACGTCGGCGAACGGATTCCTCATCGAGCTGGCGGCGCCGCATCCGTCCGGCTACGACGTGGGCACGGCGGTCGTGCTGACGGTCGTCAGCTTCGGTACGGCGGTGCTGTCGCACTTCGGCCTGTGGAAGCCGACCGGCGTGAGCGGCAAGGCGCAGGACGCGTTCACCAAGGCGGCCTGAATGCGCTTGGCGGCCCAGCGGCTCCGCGCCCTGCTGGGCCGCCGCGGCGCATTCCTCCTCATCATCGGCACGGGCAAGGTGTGCTTCGGCCTCGGCCTGATCCTCGCCCCGCCGTCCGTGCTCGGCCTGGAACTGCTGCTGCGGTGGGCGCCCCTGCACTGCTGGGCATCGATCTGGATCCTCGCCGGGGCCGTGACCGCAGTGTCGGCGTTCCTGCGGGTGGGCCGTGACTGGTTCGGCTACGTCGCCGGTCTGGCGCCCCCCGTGGTGTGGGGTGTCGCGTACGGGACCGCCGCGGTGACGGGAGATTTCCCGCGCGGGGCCTGGGTCGCCGGATGGTTCCTGTTCTCCCACGTCGGCGTGATCCTTTGGGCAGCAACCGTCCCCGAGTACGAACTGCCGCCCGGCGCGGCGAGAAAGGCCCGGTGACCGGGTGGGCGGCTGGGTAGGCATAGCAGGCACTTTGATCGGCGCGATCGCGGTAGTCCTCGGAGGGCTGTTCGCAGCGAAAGCAACACGAGCCGCAGCCATCGTCACAGCAGAAGCACAACGCGCGGCGGCACGAGTAGCAGCCGAGCCCGCTGCGACCGCCTCGAACCTGTCCGTACTGGAGGCCACAGTGCGGCGCGTCGACGAAGAAAACAAGGAGAACCGCGCCGAAATCCGCGGCCTGCGGGCCCTGATACGCGCCTACTCCTGGACCGTGGACCGGCTAATCAGCCGCATGCGTGACGCCCGGATCGGCCCTGAGCCGGACGACATCGACCCGATGGTGCGCGAGCACATGAGGACAGGAGCCTGACATGGCGTTCCCGCCTGGCGTTCAGACCGTCACCCTGACCGCTGGCGCGGCCGGATACCGGTCACCCGACGGCACCCCGTACCAGGGGACGATTCGGCTCACGCCGTCCGTGCCGCGGGTCGTGTCTGCCGAGCATGGGGTGATCGCGCTCGGGTCGGTGAACATCACGCTCGGCGCGTCCGGGGAGTTCACGCACGAGTTCCTGGCCACGGACGCCGATGGTTTCTTGCCTGCGGGCTACACGCTTCGGGTCGACGAGGAGTTCACGAACGCGCCCGGGCGGGCATACAGCATCCTCCTCCCGGCCGCCGTCCCTACGGTGGCGTTGCCGTCGCTGGTCGAGGTGGAAGCGTCGGACGGCACGACGGTATGGATGGCCAGCACCGCAGGCGGCGACCTGTCCGGGACGTACCCCAACCCGTCCGTAGCCCGCGTCAACGGCGTCGCGGTCACGGGTACGCCGGCCGCAGGGCAGGTGCCGACCGCGACATCGTCGACGACCGCAACGTGGCAGGCCCCAGCCGGGGGTGGCGGCAGCGGTACACCGTCGGACACTGTGACTTCGGAGACCGGCTATGGACAGTCGGCGAACGCGGGCGCGGCCAGTACCTTCGCGCGCGGCGACCACACGCACGGCACCCCGGCCACACCGACGGTGGGGACGACTACGGGAACCTACGCGGCGGGCAACGACAGCCGGATCACGGGCGCCGCACAGAAGGCACAGAACCTCGCCGACCTGGCCGACCCGGCGACCGCCCGCACAAGCCTAGGGCTCGGCACGGCCGCCGTGCAGAGCGCGGGCGCCTTCGATGCGGCCGGGGCCGCCTCAACCGCGGTGTCGGGCCACGCCGGGGCCGTTGACCCGCACGCAGATCGCGCCTACACGGACACGCAGGTCGCCGCGCGGGTGCCCACGTCCCGCCAGATCACGGCGGGAACCGGCCTCACCGGCGGCGGTAACCTCACCGCGGACCGCACCCTCACTGTCGCCTACGGCACCACCGCAGGGACTGCCGCAGTCGGCAACGACTCCCGCCTCGCCGATGCCCGAACCCCCGCCGGGGCGGCCAGCGGAGACCTTGCCGGCACCTACCCGGGCCCGACCGTCGCGAAGGTCAATGGGATCGCGGTGAGCGGGACCCCGTCGTCGGGATACGTACTGACGGCGACGAGCGCCTCAGCGGCTTCATGGCAGCCCCCGTCCGGCGGCGGCTCGTCCATCCGCACCGCGCGCGTGCGGATCACCGACGACGACCTGTCCGGCCTGCCTGCTGCGGTCGCGTGGACGGTCGTGCAGACCTCAGCGGGCACTCAGTTGAAGTGCTCGGTCACGGCCGTCGCCGGTGACCGGATCCGGGTGTGCGGGAACTGCATGTACATCGGAGCGCGGTACTTCGACTGGGTACTTCTCGACTCCGGCGGCGCGATCTCCGAGTACGCCACTTCGGAAGGAGCCACGCCGCCCATCGAAGGCAACCCGACGATGTACAACAGCCGCACCTACGGATCGCTGAACAATCCCGAGATGTTCACCGTGGGCGCAGGCCATATCAACGCGGGTATGGCCACGGTCGCGCTCGCTCACCAGGGCGCGGGTACCGGACCGGGCAACATCGTGTACGCACATACGTCGTACCCGTTCAGGTTGCGGCTGGAGAACATCGGGCCAGAGCCGGCGTGATGGCCCGTCTCCTCGCCCGTGTGCATCCGTCGTTCTGTTCAGTCACGCACGGGACCGCGCCCTCAGTCCTCGGGGTGTCGGGCCTTCCTCTTCACATCTGCCTCAACGTCGCTGCGTGACCGTTCCTCGGCCTTCGCATGCTCGGTGACAGCAGCCTGGACGTCGCGGGCCAGGTCCCGCCAGGCCCGCCACGCGGTCTCGTAGGTGTGGGTCTGCTGCTCGGTCCACGGGGTTGTCGTAGGCGCCCCGAAGGTGTCGCGTAGCTCGATGACCCTGTTGCGCGCCTGGTCGGCTGCGCGCTGCATTTCTACGAGTTCGTCAAGGGTGTGTGCCACCAGTTGATCTTAAGCAGCTGCGGCGACCTCGGCCCGTACCGCCGCCGCCCACTCCTCCACCAGCTGCTCATACCCAGCACGATCCGCCGCCGACAGCCAACCGCCCGCACGCAGCCACAGGGCGCGGATCTCCTCATTCACGACGGCAGCAGGCCGCACAGAACCAAGGCCAGAGTCGGGGGGCATGCAGCCAGGATATCGATTCGACCGGCCAGAAACGCACGGCGATACCGCCAATCTGCGGTAGCACAACCCGTCAACCAAACAGCCACGCCACCCAGAGCCCGCACACGAAAATGGTCCCGCCCCCTACCCTGGCAGTGCGACCTGTACAGAGTGGAGGGGCGAGACCGTGCCTACTGATGCTACCCCGGACCCGTACGCCGACCCCATGGTCTTCGGCCAGCGAATGCAGATCCTGCGTCAACGCCGCGGCATGAGCCGCCCCGTACTGGCCGGCTTCCTCGGCAAGAGCCCGTCGTGGGTGAAACAGGTCGAGACCGGCAAGATCCAGGTACCCAAGTTGCCCACCATCCTCCGCATCGCCGAACTGCTCCGCGTCCGCGACCTCGCCGACCTCACCGGCGACCAGACCGCCCACGTCGACCTGTTCATCGGCCCGGGCCACCCCCGCCTCGCCGCTGTCCGCGCCGCCATCGACGCCTTCCCGCTCACCGCCGACAGAGAAGCACCTGCCACCCAGCACCTGCGCTACCGCCTCGACCACGCATGGGCGGCCCGGCACTCCGCACCCAACCACCGCCAAGTCATCGGCGAACTGCTGCCCGGGCTGATCCGTGACGCCCAGCTCGCCGTCCGCCAGGCCGACACCGCCGCCGACCGGCGCCAGGCGCAGGCGATCCTCTCCGAGGTGTACTCCCTCAGCCAGTTCTTCGTGGCCTACCAGCCCGACAGCGCGCTGCTGTGGCGAGTCGCCGAGCGCGGCATGGTCGCCGCCCAGGACTCCGAGGACCCGCACGCGATCGGCGTCGCCGCATGGCTCACCGCGCAAGCGCATCGCGACACCGGCCCCAAGCACTTCGACACCGCCGACGCGGTCACACTGGAAGCGCTGCGCTACCTCCAGCCTCTCCTTCCGGACGCCGACGACAAGGTCCTTGCGATCGCCGGGGCGCTCCAGTTCGAGGCGGGATACACGGCGGCCCGCCGCGGCGACAACGGCACAGCGTGGGGGTGGTGGGACAAGGCGGAGAAGGTAGCGAAGAAGCTGCCGGCGGAGTTCTACCACCCCGTCACCAGCTTCAGCCGAGCCATCATGGGCGCCCACGCCGTCACGGTCGCGGTCGAACTCCACCAGGGCGGCGAGTCGGTACGGCAGGCGGTGAAGGCGGACAAGAGCGTCATCCAGTCCCGGCCCCGCCTTGCCCGTCACCGGATCGAGGAGGCCCGCGCCTACCAGCTGGACGGGCAACCTGATGTGGCGCTGGCCACGCTAAACAAGGCGCACGAGGCCGCCTCGGAGACGATCAAGTACAACGGGTACGCGCGGCGGATCGTGCTGGAGGAGACCGAGTCGAAGCAGCCTGAGCGACGGCGGCGCGCCTCGGAACTGGCAGTGAAGCTGGGGCTACTGGCGGCGTGAGCAATGGGGCAGGATTCCTGCCCCTTCCCCTGCGCGCCCGCTCATACGGTCATTGGTGTGAGACGGATCACCGGGACTGTGGAGGCGTAGGCAATGGGACCAGCAAGCGGAGCGAGCACCACCATGGAGGCCGCACGCCTCCTACCGGTCCCCGACCACGGCGACATGACCGACCGGCAGTTCAAGGGCACGGCCTGCGTGTGGTGTTGTACGCCCATCAGTACGGACACGGCTGTCGACCTCGGACAGCGGCGCGTCCGGCTCCGCGACGGGCACATCACCGTCTCCCCGCGGGCTTGCCGACCCTGCACGGGCGAGCGGATTCCGGCCGCCCTCCGTCAGCACACCGCCACCTGCGAGCAGTGCGTTGACGGGCCCGCCGGATGCGAGACGGCGCGTGCCCTCCGCCACCTTGAGATGGAGGCGTCGCGGTGAGCCCGCTCACGCGAACGGTTCTGGTCCGTACGCCCAGCCCCGCGTTCCGGGCGCTCATCAACCACTGCTCCGAGTGCAAGCCGTGCAATACGGACACGAGCACAGCCTGCCCGGAGGCGGCCCGGCTTCGGCGCGTCTGGTCCCGGACACAGAGGAAGGCCCACTCATGATGTGCGACCGCTGCGGACAGCCGATCCAGTCGGGCGAGAAGTCGAAGACGTACCCGAAGGACTCGGCGTCGGGCGCCGGCGGAACCGTGGTCCTGCACGTCAAGCCGTGCCGCCGCCCGCCGACCCAGACGTACCCGTCGCCGGCACGTCGTTGATCTCCCCCGGCCGTCGCATGGGCTGTGCCGACGGTCGGGGGTTGGGCCGTCTCGTACGCCCCGTGACGGGCGGCCCGGGCCCGCCGCAGCCGATCCCCTGTCGCTGCGGCGGGCCACCGAACAAGGCCGGCACAACCTCTGGCCAAAGATGCACGGCAGGTGAAATGTTCACACGGGATACACAGGTCTCGCGCAGATATATGCACCGGACACCTTCCGCTACCGGCGGTTCGCCTGTTGACTCGGATTCAAGCCGCGCCGGTCGGAGCTGCCGCGCACAAGCTCAGCCATGGAGGAGTTCGGAGATGCTCACGCCGATAGCCCGCGCGATACGCAGGAGCGTCTCCAGCGAAGGGTTCGCCTCTCCGCCCTCGATCTGCTGATAGAAACTCCGGTTCACTGAGGCCGCCAGGAAGACCTGTTCCTGTGTGAGGCTGTGATCCACGCGCGCATTCCGGATATGCCTGCCGATCCGGCGTCGTTCGCGCAGTAGCCAGTCATCGCCGTCAGAAGGGTCGCGGGGCACCCGTCAAACGCTGTGACTTGCATGATCATAAGTCAGCCTGGTCACACCAGGCTTTTCACGATCTTCAGGCGGTGTGAGCCCTGCGACATATGCCAAGTCGCCGCAGGGCTAGAGGTAATGACCAGAAACCGAACGCATGTTCACTCGATCGTGTGAACAACCCCTGACCTGCACATCTCGTTGAACAAGGCGGGAAACAGCATCACATCCCCAT